GTCTAATATTAAGGCAAAGGATGGTCTTGCTAGACCAAATCGTTTTCAGGTAATTTTACCAATACCAGAATACATTGGCAAATTTATTGAAGCTGGTCTACTTGAAAAGATTATCAATCTACCAAACACAATTGTAACTGATATTTCAGAAATATTATCTACATCATTTGGTGGACAACCACCAACAGGTTATTCACAGTCTTCTAATCCATCAATCACACGATACCTGTCATTGCAGTGTGAATCAGCTGAACTTCCAGGTAAAACTTTGGCCACAACGGACGTTAAGATTTACGGACCGTCATTTAAAGTTCCATATCAAACACAATATACGGAAACCACACTTTCTTTTTTATGCACCAATGACTTCTATGAGAGAAAATTGTTTGATCGTTGGATCGAATCTATTATGCCAACAGATACAAACAATTTAAGATTTGCAAAAGACCAAGAGTCTCGTTACTTAACAAACATTAAAATTATTCAGTATGATGACTTTATCAAACAAATTTATGCTGTAGAATTGCTTGATGCGTTTCCGGTTGGAGTAGCATCTCAACCACTATCTTGGTCTGACGATAATTTCCACAGACTCGGTGTTCAATTTGCTTTCCAGAAATATAGAACAATTTACGAAGGCAATTATAATTTGAAAGAGGCAGCTGCATCCATATTTGGTTCATTCGCAGCATCCTCAATTTTTGGAAATAGATTTTAATTTAAAATGGAGATATAATGTTACCTAAGATTGATACACCGTTATATGAAATAACTTTACCTTTATCTAAACAGAAGATAAAATTCAGACCTTTTTTGGTGAAAGAGGAAAAAATATTGTTGATGGCTATGGAATCTGAAGAAGAGGAATCCGTTTTATTAGCAATCAAACAAATTGTTAATAACTGTTGTTTAGACGATATTAATGTGGATGATTTGCCTATACTAGACTTGGAATATATGTTCTTACAATTAAGAGCAAGGTCTGTAGGTGAAATAATAGATTTGGAATACAAGTGTAATAATGAAGTTAAAGATGAAGAAGGACTGGACAAGCCTTGCAATCATGTTATTAAATTAAGTTTTAATGCTTTGGAAATTTATCCTGAACAAGTTGAAGATCATTCTTGTAAAATCCAGTTAACACAAAAACTTGGTGTAGTTATGAAATATCCAGATTTTAAGATTATGGAAAAAATAAGAAATCTTAAAGAATCTGAAGTTTTAGGTAAATTAGTTTCAAGTAGCATAGATTATATTTACGATGAAGAATCGATTTATTACTCCAAAGATGTTGAAGAAAAAGAATTACTAGATTTCGTAGATAGTTTAACCAGAGACCAATTTCAAAAAATACAAGATTTTTTCGACAACATTCCTAAAATGAAAAAGACGCTCGATTTCAAATGTGGAAAATGCGGGTATCAGGAAGAAATGGTGTTGGAGGGATTACAAAGTTTTTTCGTATAATGTTTAGGCATGATAGCTTAAACAATCATTATCAAACCAATTTTGCGTTGATGCAACATCACAAATATAGTTTAAGTGATTTGGAAAAGATGGTGCCTTGGGAAAAAACGATGTATGTTTCTATGCTTTTGAGGTTTATAGAAGATGAAAATGAAAAGACTAAGCAACAAATTAACAGTAGAAAAAAATAAAAAATGGCAACTTTCACCGATGTTTATAAACAAGAATTGAAATCAAAAGGGATATTAAACTCTCTTGGTTCTGCAGCATTCAAAAGAACCAAAGAAAGATTGGATCCTAGAAATATGCTCTTCGGTGGTAGCGGAATGTTGGCCGCTTCTGGCCAAAAGATTTTCGGAAAAGGTTATCAGTCATTAGATAGAACACCAGGTAAGAAATTATCAGAATCTGGAACGTTTAATGGAGAAATAAAATCTGAGGTATTAAATACTCTATTAGCATCATCACAGAATCAAGAAACACAACTCTCCATCATTGCCAAAAATACAATGAATAGTAATGCAATGGCCAGAGACATGAATGTCATGCGCCAAAACATTATGAAGTTGGTAACTATGGGTGGCGGAAAAGCATCACGTGGTTCAGATATGTTCTTTAAAGATTCAGCTGCAAGAGAAAAAGCATATGAAAGTCAATTTGGAAAAGAGAAAACAAAAACCTCACCAACTCCAGTAAACAAACCAGGCGAATCAGAGGGCGGAAACAAAGGAATACTGGGTGCGTTATTAGGAATAGGAGCAACAATTGCATCTGCGGTGACCGGAGCATTAGGTTCAATACCAAGTCTTATTTCTAGCATTTTTTCTGCCGAAAACATAGGAAAAATACTTGGAATCGGTTTAGATGTTATGAAAGGATTGGGTAGCGTATTTCGTTTGTTACTACCAATAATAACAAATCCTATGTTCTTAGCTCTTGCCGGCGCAATGGTTGGTGCAAAATGGTTGGTAGACTTTTTAACTAAAAAAAATGCAGAGGCTAATACACCAGAAAAAATACAAGAGAGAGTTGAAACTGGAGAAGGACGTGATGGACCGAAAGGCCTTGCTGCAGATACAGCGTCCAAAAAATTGGACCAAGGATTAAGAGATGTAGCTTCAGGCAATTACACTGACGCAGAGGTACAAAGATATACTGGAGGAGTACAACTACCCACCGGTGAAACGGTTGGTGGAATAAAAACACAAAAAGAATTACAAGCCGCAATCAAAAAAGCAGATGCAGAAGGTAAAAAAGAGATTGAAATTGGAGGTCCTTCTGCCGGCGAACAAGCAAAAGATGTTCGCATGGGTCCTTCTCCAACTAAAATGACTTTGTTGGATTCAATTGCAAAAGGTGAATCTGCTAGTTCTGGTGGATACAATGCAATGAATCAAGGAACAGCCGGCATCGGCGGAAAAGTTATAGGCTCAGGCAATTCAGAAAAAATTATAAACAAAAAATTAACTGATATGACCATTGGTGAAATAATGGACAGAGCAGCTAAACCTTCAGATAACGCACAAAAAAGAAAAGCAGACGGATTAATATTTGCTGCAGGAAGATATCAAATAATTCCCGAAACTCTAAAAGGTTTAGTGAATGCGGGTATCGCTAGTAGGGATGAGAAATTTAGTCCAGAAGTTCAAGACAGATTGGGAATGGAATTAATTAAACAAACTGGCGCACTGAAAATGGCCGCTCAAGGAAATTATGATGAAGCACAAAATGCATTAGCTAAAGTTTGGGCAGGAATTCCTTTAGCTACTGACTTGAATGGCAAGAAAGCTGGACAATCTTACTATGCTGGTCCAGGAAATAAAGCAAGCGCCGGATCAGGAAAAGATGTACGAGCTTCTCTAATGGCCTTTACCAACAAAGTTGGAGATACTCTAAGTGAAACTACTGCCGAAGCAACAAGATTGAACACGCAAGCTGCAACACAACAACCAGCACCAGTTGTTATCAATCAACAAACGCCGGCGCCGCAAACACAATCAGCACCACAAACTCCTGTTGCCTCAGCACACAACTTTGATCCCTGGACGGATATTTGGAGTGCAAACATTTTAAATCCTGGCGGAATGGGAGCGTAAAAAACCCCGCACTAGGCGGGGTCAAACGGTTCTCAGAGAGAGAAAAGTTTATTCTTCAGCGAGAGACTTGAAGTATTCCAAATCATCATCTCCACCAGTGTCAACTGGTGCTGATTGACGAGGTGAAAACTTAGCTGCTGGCGGCGAGAGGTCAATAGACTCAGCAGTGCTTGAAGGTGCAATGCCTTCAAAGCCCAATACTTTATCCAAACGAGCCTTCAACTGGCTGTAAGGTTTGAACAATTTTGGTTCAGTGAATTCCTTGAGGGAATATTCTTTCTTCCAAATTGTTTCCAACTCAGTATCATTTTCAGACAAGACAGACTTGCTAGCAAATTCTGATTTGTCATAATTACGATAACCCTCAACATTGCGGATCTTCAACTTGAAGTTAGCACCTTCCCACAAATCAAATGGGTTGATTGGTGTTTCATCGGCAAATTCAGGATTCATTGCTTCGTTAATCTTGTCGAAAATTTTCTTACCGAATTTGAACAAGCGAACTTGTCCTTCGTTTGACGGATTACTTGGATCAGAAACGACCAAAATATTTGTCATGTAAGTCAACTTGCGTTTTTGTTTACGAGCAACTTCTTTGTTGGCTTCGATACCAGAATTCCAAAGTGTGCTATTGTGTTCACACACTGGACACTTATCGTTCAGAGTAGTCAAACAGTTATCGATGAACCAACCTCCAGGTCCTTGAAATCCGTGTGTAAACACCCGAACCCATGGCAGAGCATCATCACCATCAATTGCAGGACTAGGCAAGAAACGAATTATCGCCATGCCGTTGCCAGCTTTATCAACTTCTGGTTGCCAGAATCTGGTGTCATCTTTAGAACCGGCTTCTGCTGGAGTGCCGGTTGCTTCAATCGCTTTTGACAGTTTGTCGAACTTGCCACGATTGCGTTGTAAATTTTCGAATGTACTCATATGTATTTCCTTGTATAAATTGTATTACGTTGTATATTTTTGTCCACATTATCATAATATAGACTTATATAGGTCACCTGTTCAGAAGTTTATCCAACATCATCAAAGTGTTATCTATATCTCTGTGAAGTACACCAATGCCACCCGCGCCAATGAAGGCTTGAATAACATCTTGTGTATCATCAATCAATATCGATTCTGGTGTGGCGTATTGAGATTTCGCTTTACGTCCAGAAACAATATTCGCTTTAAATGGAATGCCTTTATCAGACAACCATTCAATTTTTTGATAGGCAACTTCTTGGTGGTATTTTTGACCGCCAGAAGATGAAAGAATTTCTACCTCGATTTCATTCTCTTGTTGATATTGTGTAATATACGTCAACAAGTCTCGAGCACCTGGCCACCAGTCCAATGTTTTAAATTGTTCTGTTTGCACAAAGTGATCCCAATTTTCACTGAAGTTTTTCCGGTCACGCATCGAGCCGGGCAACTCATCATATAGTTCAAGGTACCGGCGTTCAAAGTTACAGAGAACACCGTCCATATCGAGGTAGATTTTCTTTATCATATCATCTTCTTTAGAATAAGTTT